AGAATATATAATTGATGCACCTCATAGTTTAATACATTTTCAATTGATTATATACGATAGCACCAACTGGTATAAGCGATTTTATAAATTAATTAATGACATTGCATATTACTTATTATCATCTTATTTTGTCATCTCTAAAAAATAATATCTTATATTATTAGATAATGGATTTTCTCGGCAGTGCTGTAGGCTTAGCAGAAAAAGCAGGAGAAGCGTATGGAGATTATAAAACAGGAAAGGCGGTAAGACTTGGACAATATAAAGGGGCTGACAATGTTAAACAACTTGGGCATTATGATGCCAAAGGCAAGCAACTCGGAATTTATCATGGCTAAAAATTTTTTTTTATATTGTTTATATTAGAAATAAATGGCAATAAACAACTACACATTAGCGGAATTAAAAAAAGGTATAAGAATGTTAAAACGTGATAATGCAGATGTTTTATTAACTAATTATACAACAAAAGCCCAAGCATTTAAGAAATTAACCGATATGGGATTTAATTTCGATTTACTAACAACAAAAGCGCCAACCAAAAAACAAGAAAAATATAATACAAAAGTTTTAAAATCGCAACAAAAAAAATTTATTGGTCCTGTTCCTATGGTTAAACGCCGTAAAGAAAAAGACCCCGAAGTTGAAGCAATGAAAGAACAAGAAAAAGCTGCAAAGAAAGCAGCAAATGCAGCAAAACGAGAAGCAAAAAAAGCAAGAGATGAAGCAAAGAGACGATAAATTAAAGGAAACAGCAGCAATTGCTAATTATTATGTGTTCTGTGTTTTTTCTGCTATATTCATATTTTTTTTTATATGGTTCATACATACGATAATGACTGAATAACATTCGAACAATCCACATATTTTCTAAAATAAAATAAATTTGCGAGTGATAATCGGTTAATCGATAGTCGTAGAAGTACTGATACACATTTAATGTTTTTTCAACATAAAAAGAGTTGTCACAATTGATATAAGGAGGGTCGAAAATAAATAATGATGATGGTTCGTTTTTGCCATGATTAAAGGAAACCAGCCAATCATTATTCGTTATATAAACATTAGGCGATTTAATGAATTCTAAAAATTTTAATTGTAATGATGATGCTTTAAATATACCACTAAAAGGTTTATTTAAAGGAAACATACCAATTCTTCGCATTCCTGAAAACTTCCAGAAAAAGAGGTTTTTAATTACTGTATCTTCGGTTGTTTTATAGTAATGGTCCCAATCTTCTTTTGTTGTTGTTTTGTTTTTTATTTCTTTTAATTCTTTGTTTATTTCTTCTAAAGTATTGTTTTTAAAAAGATGATAAAAGTCAATTAAAAGTTTATTATTATCATTTAAATGATAGTCAAATTTATTGCCATATTTTAACCATATATGAAAGGAATAAGCAGAAGAACCGCAGAAGGGTTCATAAACGGTTTTAATCTCTTTAAAGTCAATTTTATTAATTAATTCATCGACTTCGTTGCGCTTATTACCAGTATATGGCATAAAGAAATGATTATTATTTTTCATTCTTATAAATGAAAGATATAAAAATAAAAGAAAATTAAGGCTCAACTGATGCTTCATATTCTTCGATTGTTGGAACCTTGAAATTTTTGGTGTGTTCTTCTTCTTGTATATGAGTACCAAAAATAGCAGTATTAATACATTGACCACAAAGACATTTAAAATTGCGCGGTTCCTGGTATTTTTCACATATACCAGCTAATAAATCATTATATATATTTAATGGACTGTCGGGGAGATCATCCTCTGGTACATTAACTGAACGAAGATAACCAGCAATTAAAAGTTCAATTGGACCGGTAAAATAGATTTCATTCATATCGATATAATCGTCATCATCGTCATCATCGCTGTTATCATCGCCAAATTTTGTTTTTTTAATCTCATTAAAAAAAAACTTAACTCGGTTGCATAATTCCAAATATTCAGCATCGGTTAAATTCTCTTTATCCTCTTCTATCTTTTCCATCATCTCGTTTAATATGTCTTTTGCTTCTTGTCTTGTGTGCATTTTATATATATAACTTTAATTCTCTTTAATATCTTTTAATTTTAAATAATAATATAATCATTATCTGCGATTGTATTTCTCGTTAAGATGATTATAAATAATTTTAACCTTATTGCATAATTCCAAATATTCGGCATCACTTAATTTGTCTTTATCCTCTTCAATACTATTCATTATCTTATTAATAGCGTTTTTCGCTTTATTAAATAAAATTGGTGCTTCTTGTCTTGTGTTCATTTATATATATAACTTTAATTCTCTTTATATCACTTTATAAAATGCCTTTTAATTTTAAATAATAATATAATCATTATCTGCGGATATATCATTAATAAATCGTTTATGGCATTCAATGCATCTTATACGCTTTGGAATAAAAGGAATAATAAGTTTGCAATCCTGACATTTCCTATTTATTTGTTTTTTTGCTTTCATCCTATAATAAATAAAAATTTTATAAAATACCTTTTAATCTCAAGTCTTTTTTAATTTCTTCATAAGCCTTTTTATAAGTTGGATAAAGCCATTGGAAACGTAGGGACCAATATCCGGCAGTATTGGGATTATTCCAATCTTCTTTTTTTTGATGCCTATTTATATATCGCATCTTCCTTTCTTCGTTTAAATGCCCTTCGGTGTAATGTTCATAACCAGCAGCGCCAAAATAAAGGCGTTTCCCATCGGGATTAATAATAACATAAAATTTCTTATCTGGTTTATCTGAAATATATGGAAAATATAATTTCATTTAATTAAAGTAGATATTATAATATGAATAAAGAAGTTATTGTTAAAATTGGCTTAGGGTTGTTTATTGCTTGGGAGTTTTACTATACTTACTGGTTCTTAAAAGCTCATGCTCTTATATAACTATTGGAAGGTTTTATTAATGTTTTTGCTTTAAACAACGGATTATACATTTTATTTTGGGAAACTCTTTTAAGTTTTTTAATATTATAAAATTTTAATATGAAATTATAAAATAAAATGTATAATCTATTGTTATTCGGCAAAAGTTAAATTACCTTTTCCAATAGTTATATAAGAAGGGTTAATATTAGTATTGACTAATAAAAGTAAAACAAAAGCAAACTTAAACTTCATTATTCTTTTTCTTCTTTTTTTTTTCTTCTTTTTCGTTTATATCAATATTATAAACTTTACATAATAATTTAAAATCTTCTTCGCTTTTTAAAATAGCTGCTTTGCATTTAAGACAATAAAGGATATTACCCTCTGAAGTATCTTTAACATATATATCATTAATATCAACAATTCTTTTATAGCATCCTTCGCAATAACCAAAATTATTTGACATCGCTTTTATATATATTAACATAAAAATAAAAATCTTATATAACTTTTATATAACTTGAATAGATGGCATTTGTTGTTGTTGCTGGATTGCCTTTTTTCTTTGGTAGTATTCGCGCATTTTTATTTTACAATATTCATTTCTTTTCTCTCTATATTCTTCATCATTATTATTTCTATTTTTGATATAATTGGCTACGCGTTTCTTTTCTTTTTCATAAAATTCGAGATTAGTATGAATTTTATTTTTATAAAACTCATTTTGTCTCGAAACCTTTTTTTCCATTTATATTATATATATAATATAACTTTATATTAGTTTTTCTCATACATAATTCATTATTTAATATAAATGATGGAACTTTAATTTCATGTCCTTCATCAATCTTATTAAAAAACATATCATACATGACATTCCATTTTAAACGATTATAAGACGAAAAACAATGACGATTAAAACGGCAAATTTCTTTTAATCCTATAATTGTATATTTATTAATTTCTTCTTTTTTTAATACTTGCATAACTATTTAAAGATTTTAATTAAGTCTTTATATAACTTTTCTTTTATTAGTTAATACTAATATTAACCCTTCTTATATAACTATTGGAAAAGGTAATTTAACTTTTACCGAATAACAACGGATTATACATTTTATTTTATAATTTCATATTAAAATTTTATAATATTAAAAAACTTAAAAGAGTTTCCCAAAATAAAATGTATAATCTGTTGTTTAAAGCAAAAACATTAATAAAACCTCCCAATAGTTATATAAGACGATTTAAGACTGTACAACAACTTCTTTTTCTCCTTCATCACTTGATATAATCAATTTAGAGGGAAAATATATTGGGTTATTTTCTTTATCATATGCATAATGATCAGGTGGTAAATCACATTCTACGACAGTTGATTTTAATTGATATTGTTTTTTTACTTCTTCTAATTCTTCGTCGGTGTATGGTTGCGCCATTCCGTTTTTAGTTCTAATATGCCCAATTATTGCCATATGAATGATAAATGGGTTTTCTTTCTCGACATCAGCATGAATTATTTTTGCTTCTAAATATAATCTATCATATTCAATTTTATCTTCTTCTGTAAATTCGTCAGGGTACGGAACCTCCTTTAAAATATTACTTTTAATCATATCTATAAAAATAAAAGAAAATTATTTAACAAATAATTCTATGTTAAAGTTTTTATAAAACCTAACTCCCTTTTTATCCATGCTATTATTAATAATAGTTAAACAATCGTTTTTATTTTCCGTCGCGTGTTCATACATTTCTATAAAATCATTAATTTTAACATAACCATTTATGTCTTCATAAACCTTATTTAAAACCTCATTATGACTTGATGATTTAAATATACAATAAATATCAACATTAATTCTAATAGTTGCATTAATTTGCCTATAACTTTGAGTTGTAAATATTAGATTGGTTTTAATATGCCGATGTTTAATACATAAATTAGAAAGAAGAGATTTTGATTTCCGAGAATATGCACCGGTTCCGATTAAATCGTCAAATATAATCCAAGTTACAATTGGTTTAATATTGCCGTACACTTCATCCGGTTTCATAAAATCATGATTTTCTAAAACTGTTAATTCTTCATCATCAAGTTTTTCAACATTCTTAATTTTAACGAATTTGTCATATATTTTTTTATAATTTAATAAATGATCATACTCAGCATGTTTTTGTTTTATATCTTCCATAACTTCCATTAATATTTCATCGGTATAATCTAAATGAATATCTTCAGGGGCTAAAGATGATAAAATTTTATAAACTTCATTAGCGCCAGAATTAGCGGTTGGACAAATCAATATTGTTCTCATGTTATATTCAACCCCATCTTCATCTTTTATTTTAGATGCTTCATATAATTTTAACATTTGCGTAAGCTTATACGACTTTCCGGTACCTTTACTTCCGATATAAAGACTTGTATTAAAAAGCATTGGGAGACTTTTATTTTCCGATTGCGGCACATTTTTTTTCTTGATAATAATGGGTTTATCATCGATATTATCAACCTTTTTTTCAATAATCATCTCTTTAATTATATCTATGAGAATAATTCAGTATAAAGTCGTTGTTTATTGGCTTCTACCAATTTTTTTTTCATTTCGTCACGGCTTATTTTAACTTCCTTTTTCATCTTAGGTATTTTAACAATTTCTTCAACTATTTCTTCGTCTGTTTCACTTTCCTCAATTTCAATTGTTCGTTTTATAATCTTCTTATGACGATTTCCTGGAACTCTTACAACCTCTTCAACAATTTCAGGTTCTGGCGCAGCCTTTGCAATTGGCTTAAGTTCAGTTATTTCAATTGTTGGTTTTTGTTTTGGCTCTTTCTTTGGCTTTGGTGTTGCTGGTGTTTCTTGTGTTTTTTTAAGTTTGGCTTTTTCCGCTTTTACTGCTCTGGCTTTTGCTAATAGTTCAGCTCGTGTCAATTTGTCATTTATTTCTTCTTTTTTTATTTCTTCTTCGTTCATATTAATTATAATCTATTTAATTAATAATATAAAAAAAATTTAATAATAGCCAACAACCTTTAATGGATTAGCGGTTATAACATCGGGATAATCTCGTTTAGCATTTATTTTTAATGTATCGGTTATTGATGTATTGCGTTTTCCATTATCCTTATATAATGGTATTTGATGAAACGCGAAAGGATCGGCAAATTTTGGCTGACCTGAACGGGCATAATTACGGCTTAAATTTTCGGTTGTTTGAAATTGCGGTTCATTTTGATAAGTATTAACAAGACTTTTTAAATAAGTATTATTTCTGTTTTTTTCATTATATATATTCCGGTTTAATTCTTTAAAAAAGGTTGCATTATTCCTGGTTACTTCCATTATATCTAATAATAACATTTTTTTTATTTTTGTTCTTAAATAACAGTTATATTGCGACCATCGGCAATATTTAGAAGTTTAGATAAACGAGCATATAAAACAGGGATGCAAGTTTGAGAATTATTTGGACCATTAAAATTTGCTTCCCAAGTAATGGTAAGAGTGCTGCCAAGAGAATTAAGACCGGAAATATAAAAATCTTTGGTGTCTTGGATGGTTAGGTCTTCAATATGGGCGAAATAGTATTTGCAGAAATGCTGAAGGGAGAAAATACAAGCATTTATACCATTTGTTCCCAAATCAATATGATTATAACCAAGCGCTTTCATAGTTTCAATAAATATTTCTTTAGGAGTAATAAAACCATAATTTAGAGGTCGGTTATTAATGCTTATGCGGCTTTCTTTTATTGCTTGACCATTACGAATAAAGAAATATGAATTCATGAAACCATCGCCGAGAGGTTCAGTGCGAATACTACCGGTATTATTATTACCATGAAGAACAGGATTTGCGACAAGTTGCGACATACTAAAAACAGTAGAACCATCACCATTTGAACCATAAACGACCATAGGTTTATAAACTGAATTTTGATCAGTTTTGCACATAGTGCATATAATTTGATCAAGAGAATTTGCGGAAACATTCCAATTTACATTTATTCCGCCACTTTTAGTAGCAGAAGCGAAACGGGCATTTAAGTAAGAGTAGAAACCAACATTAAGACCGCTTGAAGCCACTTTTGATGCTAGAAGATCATAATAAGTATTATCGGCAAATGAGATAACATCGCAAGTAGCGTAGACAGTATCGAGAGTATAATTGCCGCCGGCAACAGTTATAGCAGTTGCCGGAATTGCTGCCGGTAGAACATATGCAGAACTAAATTGAATTTGGATAAAAACATCCCCAAGCAGAGCAGTATTTAGGACACTTGGAACACATGAGCCCATGAATCCCAACCAATGAGTAATTGCCCCATCTACTTTAGATAATGCGGTTTGTGCTGCTGCGGTATAATTTCCGCTAACGATAGCAACATCAGCAGTACTGCTAGGATCAGCAGATGTAAATCTTAAACTTGGGTCAAACCATTCGCAAACATTTCTTTTTGAAAATTGATCAAAACTAGACCCTTCCAAATCCATAAGTGTATTATATAAGAAAGCATAAGATGGTAAAATATCCACGGTTTGCCCGTTAATTTGAAATGAAATTCGTTCAATTAGAGATGATGAATATCTGGGATGGATAAAAACTCCAGTTGTGCTAGATGTTGAAAATTGATAAAATAAATTGAAGGTTCTAAAATCAACAAGCGAATTTGAAGGCAGTTTGATTGTTATAATGTCATTAGGAGCAATGCCGGTTGTGCGATCTGGGGTCATTTTAACCCCGATACGGCTCATATTTCCAGCAAGTGTTTTAATGCGGTAGCTTAGAGAAGTTGGGAAACCACTTGAAATGCCCTCAGCCATAATTCTAATATCTAATATTATAATAAGATTATTATTTTAAAAGGGAATTTGGGGAAGGTTTGGAAATTCAAAATTAATGACTTCATTTTTTTGGAAATAGTCGCGTAACTCTTGCCGATATACTTTCATTTTTTCTAGGTTTTCCGGAGTAATTGGAAAATCTACAATCATATATTTATCCGTTTCAAATAAAAGATTATTACGCTTATGTCTTAGCTCGTTTAAAAAAGGGTTAGTTGATAACATTTCTATAAGATAATAATAAATTTATTTGTTCTTGTTGTTCTCGAATGATCTTATATAACTCTTGAATAGCTTTTGTATTTAAGGCGATGAAAGAGTTATAATCGAGGCTTTTGGCGTCTTCTACTTTCTTTCCATAAATTAAAAATTGGTCATTGCAGAATTTGTTTATTTCGCAATCAACTTTAAATTCTGTTGGGCTTATTATTTCCGTAACTTTTGCATATCTTCTCTTATATCGATTATGGTATGGCGTAGCATCTAAAACAAATTCTTGGTTTTCTTTATCTTTATTATCACTTACAAATTTTAGTTCATCTCCAACCGCGATTTTATCGGTTAAATCATCATTAGCAGTTATAATATCATTTTTTAAAGTTGCATAAGCATTAACATTAGCAATATAATTTGGTTCTGTGAAAACTAATTTTTTTAATTCTGGTATTTCTTCAATGTCTTGTGCGATAAAACCATATTGATGTCTTATATCCTTATCATCAATAACATCAAATGTTTTTGGTTTTAATTTCTCGATGGTTTCTAATGCTGAAAAGTCTTGAATATTTTTTTTACTTCTTTTATCACTAATTTCGCTCATTGTCCCGTTTTGTGTTCCGTTTAAATACCAATAAGAAGCAAGACCAGAAGCACCATGAAAAAATGTAAGACTATTAGCAACTCCATTTGTAGTGCCTGTGTATATATTCCAATAATTACTAGCATTAATATTTAAAAAATACCCGAAATTGCCATCGCAATAAACAGACCTTGCCGATCTAATATTGCCATTATTTTCAATTCTTACGGCATCTACGAGCTGGTCGGTGCTTCTAAAAGTAAAACCCAAATTGCCGCCAGAACTGAAATAAGTTCGCCCATTTGTCTCATAATACATTCTATAAACATTATCATATGACCGCTGCCAAGCATTATTTACAAAAAATAACTCACCATTAGCAGCAATTCGCATTCTTTCAGCACCATTAGTATTAAAAGCCATCCAAGAATTATTTACAGTAAAACCAATGGGGTTATTTCCATTTTGAAATATAGTATTTCCAGTATCTTCTCCATTAATTCTAAGACCTGTAGCTGAACCATTACCGCCTATATTTGCATATCCTTTAACCTGAAGCGCATAGTTACCATCCCATCCATTATTTTGTGTTATTTGAACCAAAGGCTCATTATAACCAAAAGAACCGCCAGCAATCGTTAAAATAGTTCTTGTTGATTTATACGATGTCGTATTCATTCCAATATTAACACCATTATCTCCTAAATATAAATTACAAATGGTTAATTGCTTACGAGTTAAACCATCAGTACCAATACAATCAATATAACCAAGATTAGTAAGTCTTAAAACCGAGTTTGTCGCATTTTGTGTTAAATTCGCACTGTCTCCAATCCATAATTGCCTATTTCCTGCCCGATTAACACCGCATAAAAATGCTATACCTTCTGCTGATGAATTTTGAAGACCACCACTAAAAGGTAAATAAAATTCTTGACCTGATAAATTTAATCGTGATTGCAATTGAGTTGTTGAATATAATGATAATGAAGCAGCAGAAGCATTAGTTCCCATACCTACATTTCCTATTTCATTAATAATCATTCTTGTAGATGAAGCACCGCCATTTGTAGTTAAAAATTGTAAATCGGCTTTATTACCAGATATTGCAGTTGATGTAATTTTGGCACTATTTGCTGAAATAAATGCGGGTATTCCAAATTCAATTCCTGAAATTTGACCCGGGGCATCAAAATCTGTTTCAACTCTTATCATTGCTGGTGTTGTTGCTCTTACTTTTAAAGTTCCTGTTAATGACGCACCAGTAGAATTTATTTGATATCTTGATGTCCCATTAACATAAAAATTATGTATTGCCGAATTTGGCACTGAATACCATAATGTGTTGTTATTCATACCAAAAGAATATGGATAATTGCCAGCACCCGTTTTCCATAAAATTATACGGTCGCCAGTTCCGCCATAATCTCCTAATTGTGGTGTATTTAAACCAGCCGCATTTAAAACAGTTAATTTGCCAGTCATATCATTAGCCCCGTTTAATCTTAAATAAGTTGTATCTAATGATGCAGATGTTATATATTTACTTGATAATGATACACCTCCTTCTATAAAAGAATTTGCGCTTATATTAGAAGTTGATATTAGAACATTATCAGTATATAAACCCTTTCCAGGAAACAAACGACCGTTGAAGCTGAGAGACCCACTATCATCAATTGAAAATAAGGTTGTTGATAATGCTGTATTTCTAAAAGTAAAAGTGCCAGCAGAATAAAATGTTAAATCAACATTACCAGCACCAATACCGGCATTATTATTTAATTGTATTTTTTTTAGATTATATGCATTATCAAATATTAAATTATTTGTTCCACTTCCTGTAATATTAATATTTCCATTAACCGTTAAAGCCCCTGACATAGTATCACCAGCTTTTAAAACATAATTTGCTAATGATGCCGATGTCGTATATTTAGATGATAATGTTACGCCGCCTTCATATAAAATTAAACCGTTTATATTACCATTTACATCTAATTTATAAGTTGTGTTTGGTGCAGTTGTATTAATGCCTACACTAGTATTATTAATAATCATATCAGGGATGCCAGTATGGGTTTTATTCATCGAATTAAAAACCAACCCTTTCGAAGCTTGAATAAAAAAGTTATTTAAATAATTAGAAT